TGGCTGATTGATGCGGAGTGTCGCCGCCGGATCCTGCAGAAGCTGAAGTCGAAGCCGACCTCTCAGCGGACGCGGTGTCTGGTGGAGACGCTCTTACTCGGTCTAAAGCGAGGATTTCCCTCAATGCAGAGCAGAGAGGTTGAGGCTGAGGTAGACAAGTTCCTTGAGGAGATGGGGGAGGATCCGGCCGATGATCCGTTGGTACTAGAACAGGTCCAGCGGACGTGCAGGGAGGTCCTGGGGAATGGCGAACCCCTTGACTTGCCGGCCCGGCTGAGGTCAACGAACTTCGCATTTTCAACTAAGGCAGGCGTTGGTGCCCCGATCGTAAAAGGAGGAATCCAAGGCTGGATCCTCCGCCGCTTTGGTGACCGCTCGGACCTCGAAAGAGTTTTCCTGGGTTACCGGAGTAGCCGAATTTGGGCGGACGTTGTCGAAGAAGTTTATGCGGTGGTCGTCCCCTACTGGCATCTGTGGGATAAGATGATGAGCACGTTTCGGATGGAGGACTTACCGAACGGTGATCCACTCGTCGTGGAGGTGTCTGCGATCCTCGAGCCGTTGAAGGTCCGATTAATTACGAAGGGAAACCCCTTGTTTTACGGACTCTTAAAGCCTCTACAACATACGATGCTCAACGCTCTTAGCCGTTTTCCATGTTTCCACCTGAACAAGGTGGATTTGGACTTTGAGTACATCGATCGACAGATGTCTCTGAGTCCCATGGGGAGCGGGGAAGAGGGTTGGACATGGTATGTAAGTGGGGACTATGTTGGCTCGACGAACAACATCACGATGGGCTTGACCCGTAGAGCTTACGAAACCCTCTGGGCGCCTTACTGGCATCCTCTGTTGGAGAAGACACTCGGCTCTCAATTGATTCGCTTCGGGAAGAAGGAGTCTTTGCAGCGTCGTGGACAGTTGATGGGTTCGCCTGTTAGCTTCCCGATTCTGTGCCTGATCAATGCGGCTGTCTCGAGACATGCCTATGAACGGGCTGAGGGCAGGGAGTTCTCCCTGATGGAGTTACCTATGGCGATCCATGGTGACGATTTTGCTGCGCGTATGAGTGAGCGAGTGTTCGCGGAGTGGAAGGGCCTGGTCGAGCGCGTAGGATGGAAGCTGAGTCCCGGGAAGTCATTTTTCTCCCGAGAGTTCGTTCAGATTAACTCAGCTACTTACTACGTCGACTCGAAGAGGGTCCAGACAGGTTTCACTGTGGAGCTGGAGGGTACGACGTACTCTAGTCCCGCTTTTGAGACTTCTCCGTGTCCGTTCGTGAACTTTGCCTACCTTCACCAAATGGGAAAATCCGTCTCCCAGATGGACCGGACGCCTATACCCGCTTTCCTTTCCTCTTACCGAAGTCAGTTCGAGGAGCTCGACCTTCTACCCGGCAAGATCCGGGACCGCGCTAAGGCGGTCATGCTGCGCAATCTTAGGGCACTAGCGCGGAACATGCAGAAGGTCGGGTTCTTCGACCTGGCGGAGGAGGCACCTGACGGTGTTTCGGCTCCCACCCTTTGTCCAGTTGGAGACTGGAATCCTGGCTTTGATGCGGGCCTTTGGGTCCACATGCC